TCGTCGCTGTTGTCTACTGTCATTGTAAGTTCTACGCTGTACACTTGTCCATCTTCTGACTTCATACGTTCGTACGTTTTCATTTCTGTATTTACATTTATGAACCCGTCTGGACTTAGCCAATATACTTCAGGGCTTGTGTATAGGTCTTGCATCCCTTGCATCTCAAAGTCTTTAAGTAATCGGCTGTTTACCTTGTACTGTGTTTTTACGCCTGTGTGAAAGGCTCGTGTTCTTTGCTTGCTTGTCTTGTAGTCTAAAGATGTACCATTTATGTCGCTGTTGGCGTACTTAGCAAATGATTTGTTTATATCTTTAGTCTCAGTTGACTTACCATCAAAGACCATACTATCATACCCTCCTTTGCGATTAAGCCAATGCAGTTCATACGGTGTATAGTTAGTTGTGCAGCTATCTACCTCAAAAAGTATGGACTTCATTTCTTTGTCTTGGTCTTGAGTCTCAAAGATAGTCAGTGCATAGTATTTAACGTTTGTCATCACTACTGTATCCTCCCACGTGTGAGATGCTAGCTGTGCTGCTCCTACATCTAAGGCATAAGAACCTATACCAACAATCTCATCATTAATATTAGTGCTTACTATTGAACCAAACGAAGAGTCAAAGGTTTCTAGCTTTACCTCAACTGTGGAACTTGCTTTTATTATCCACCCTATTTGAAACTTCTGTGTAGGAGTTAATTTAAGCCAAGGATCATTTTGGTCGAATGAAGAGAATTTATATACTTGGTTATTGTAACCATTGATAAACTCCTTGCCTACAGCATCATAAGCTGACATCTGCCAACCGTGCCAACTGTTAGCAGCGAACTCTACATAAGTAGGTGAGGCATACCACGAGCTGAATGTATTAGATGTAACGGCACTCCCTTTAAGCTCACCATCAAAGAACTCCTGAAAGGTTACTCTAAAGCTATTTAGTGGTGTAGTAATTACATCGACCGTATCTCCATCTATCACACTGTACACACTAGAAACGTAGCTCTTTATTACGTCCTGCACCTTAAACACTGCTTGCGTCTTGTTAGGTATAAGGTAGACTTGTTGTGTGCTTATGAGTGTGTTGTCTCCTGCTGGGTCTAGGTACACTTTGCACACTATTTTAAAGCCTACTTGTGGCTGTGTGGTGTTAGTGCTTATTAAAAAATCAATGGGGGAAAACGCAGGTCTTACTAATGTAGTTGTCGGTTGGTCTTGTATTGTAATTGCCATCTATTATAATATACTTTTTATGTGCTTAAAATTTAGGGTACTAAAAAAGGGTGTCGGTTTACAAGCCAATCACCCTTTAAAATTATAACAATATATGCTAACAAACAATACGAATATACACTTTTACTTGTTAATTGATAGTACCTTTATAATATAATCTCCGTAGTATTCTATTAGGTTAGTGCCAAAGTCTGCTATGCGTTGGTCGTTTACTACATCCGAATAGAAATTAGTTTTCTTTGTGCCGTTCTTCCAAATGTTATATGATATGGCAAAAGCTAAATTCATCCTAGCATCTTCTGCACTTTGGCGTTTTGATGCTTTTGTTTTGCTGTTTTTTGCCTTCCTTACATTTGTAGGAACTATGCTCCTGTTACGCATAAACCTCCTTATAGCCATTACGTTTGGGATACCCTTTTGACCTCTACCTCCTGCACCTTTGCCTTTGTCTTTGTAGCTGAACTGCGAACGGTTCTTATTATTTACCGCACCACTCACCCCTTCATCTAAGAAAGCATAGTACTCTGGCATATAAAGCTGAACTTCAATAGTACCTGTTTTTACCGTAAATATATCCACTGGCTCATTCTTACCCTTGCCCCCTATTAACGCAGCAGTAACACCACTAACGTATCTATCTTTCTCCTTAAGGCTTTTGATTAGGTCATCCACTATGCCCTGCCAATACTTGTCTAGTTTGCTATAAAGTTCTTTTTGCATCTCTTATCTGTTGCTCTTCGTCGTCTCTCTTCTCCTTCATATAAGCCCACCAATTCAAGAACTCCAAACCTCCTAGCTTAAACACCTCATTGATTGATATGTTATGCAAGTCTGCCATTGCCTCTATTATTGTGAATAGTCCCCACCTGCTTCCAAAATCTCTTTGCTCACTTCCAGCATCGCCTCCATCCGTTGATGTAAAAAGACCTCGGTATTTGGATAGTAGAGATTCCAACGATTGAAAAAAAAAACGTGTGTAGTGTACAGAAGGTAAAGTGGTATTTTTCTTACTAATGTTGCTCTTTCTGCTAGTGTCTGGTGTTCTATTTTATCACACTTCATTATACTAGCAATCCTTTGATCCATTATCTTGATAGGTTGCCCGCTGTTATCTTTGAGTAGATTAATGTTATCTAGTAATTGCCCTGCGTTTATCTTTCGGGGGTCTGCTTGTATCTTATAAATGTCATTGCCTATCTTTATCTTATCAAGTATCTTGTGACTATTCCATTTGCGAAAGTCTACTTTAGCGTATGCGTCTGCCATAGTGTCTAGCTCCTTACGTGGCATCTTAAGAGTATCGTCGTATGTGATACCCTTAAGGATTGACACGCAGTAAACCACCTTCTCAAATGATGACAACTCTTGATCTATTGCTTGAATGTCTTGAAACATCCCTACTGTTATTTCTTTATATAAACTCATTATACTACTATGTATTTCCCGTATCCTTTCTTTGCAAACTTATGATAAACTAAATACCTAAGTGCATCTATAGCGTGGTTATCTTTATCAACTGGTACATTCAATGTGTTACCGTCTCTGTCCACCTTCCACTTGTAGCTACTTAGTTCTTTAATTAGGTTCTTACTATCAGCGTGTACATTAATAGAGTAACCCTTTAACAAAGATAAGCCAAAATTAACAGAGTCCTTCTCTTTCTTTACGCCGTCTACCGTCCACCTCATTCGTCTAAGCTCCTCTATTGACTTAGGCTCTGCACTGTCAGCTACTATCAAAGATGACCTGCTAACCTTTAGCCTGTCCATCTCATTGCTTATGTCTGGATTAGTTAGCCCCGTCTCATAGATAACCTCTCTTACCCATAGCTCACCATCCTGAGTTCTTACTTCTATTAGTGAAGTGGGATCGTTTGTGAAACCAAAGTCTAAGCCATACCCTAGCAGCTTCTTATCCTCGAATGATTCTTTTGTTATGTACCACTTTTTTAATACTAAGCCCTCTACTCTTCCAGTCCTTCCTCTAGCGTAAACCTTCCACAAGTCAAGGTCTTTATCCTTTAACCCCTCAATCTTCTCTCTTATCTTAGCGGTAAGGAATGGGTTGTGTCTATGGTCTGATATGATTAGCTGAGTGGTTGCTTGTGGTATGACTTTCTCGTGTACCCAAAAGGATGTATCTGGATTATAGTCTATGTACGTACGCAGTCTAGTTCTAAGATGGAGCTGCTCAAATACAATATAAGGGATACCATTAGCCTCATTAATAAATAGATAATCACGCTTACCACTCTTAGCATCTTGGTCATTGTCATAGCTATTAAACTCTATGATTGAACCATTGCGAAAACTTAACACCCTCTCAGAGCGATTGTAAGACACTAACTGCTGCTGTATTACTTCGTCTGAGTTAATGATGTCTAAGGCATCTCTTAACGCTCCTACTTTAAGATTGGGTATGTCCTGACCTACTACAGTAATAGTAGACTGTGTATTGATAGCGAGACTGAATAGAACTTGGAGGATAGCGTAAGTCTTACCGCTTGACGTGCCGCCTTGATTTACTACTATGTCGGCTTCGCTTTCGTAGTTCCTGCGATATAGCGGTCCAGTATTAATCAACTATATCTTTCTCACTTGACGCTAATGGTATGCCCGTGTCTATTATATTAATGTCTAATGATTTGAAGGTAGTCTCTTGCATTACCTCAGTACGTTCTATGTAGCCTCTATGTTTGCCTTTGGTCTTTAGATAGAATATAGTGGCAGTAGTGTTCCCGTCTTGTATTTGCTTGTGAAGTTGGCTCTCCGCAAAGTCTAGTGTTATATTAGATAGCTCATCTACCTTAGCTTTAAACACCTCATCTTCCTTGCAGTACTTGTAGAATGTTTCTCTACTACACTCTGCACTCTTGCAAGCGGTTGTAACTATACCTAGAGACTTCTCTAATGCCGTCAGTAAAGTGCCTTTTAGTATGTCAGTTTTTGTCATATCTCTTTTATTGTTTCACTGTTACTTTTTAAAATTAAATGAGTATGTTATTCTATTTCTGCTAGTTGCGGCTGTTGAGTGATTACCCATTTTAGTAATCCCTTTTCCGTATTTTTTAAAATCTGAATATGTGGATTTACTTCTACCTGCTCTAACTAGATTCCATTTATCATTCCTACTCAATCCGCCAACTAAAGCGGGTGTTGTTGTTGTTAAATTAACTTTCCATCCTTCATCCATATATCCTTTAGATATTTCATCAATAAATTTTATACCTATTCCAATACCTTGATAGTCTGGTAAAACAACCATTCTATGCACCCTTTTCCAACCTTTACGCATCGGGAATTGTATCATACCCGTGTGGCACGCTAATTCTCCATTAATTAATCCAACCCATTGTTCTGCTGCTGCGTGCAAATTAGTGTCTAAATAATGATACTTTTTGAATATATCCCAAACTCGTTTTTTATTCTTATTCCCAACCCTGAAGATTTGAAGTTCGATAGCTGGTCTTTTGTATTTTTTAGGGCAAAAAAAAACAGCTGCTCGTCAGTATTATAAATCCAATCAGGTTCTAACCATTCTATAATGTCGGAATGACAAGCGACTGCAATAAATTTTTTATTTAGTTTTTTAACCGCTTTTGAAATTGCATAGCTTCCAGTCTTTGCAACCTCTCGATTAACTACGCTTGTAAATTCATCAAAAACAATTATTTCTTTTTCTTGCAAAATAATGTTAGCTAAATCAACTCTCATTTTTTCGCCATTAGATAAAACGGAGTAAGGCTTCAGCCAGCTTGGTGGAGACGCAAATCCAACACTTGTGAATGTTTTAGTTATCTCTTTTACGCTTTTTTCTTTTGGCAT